CAGGTCTTACATCAACGGGCGAAGGTTACAAAATAGATCCTAGCAAAAACGATGACAAAGTAAATTACGCACTGGAAGCGGTGGCCGATATTAACGGATCAATTACTTTTGTGCCTGATCAGGTATTGGAGTTTTTGATTAATGACGCAGAAGGCGCACCAACTGCGCAGCCTACATTGAATACACGCTGGGAAGTGATGCTCGAATACGTGGATAGTTCAGAGGTTGTAAGGTGGCACGTGCAGGAACACAACGCCAGCGTAACCTACACAGCAGGCACGCACACAATTACAAACGGCTACGAGCTTATTTTGTGCGATACTTCGGGCGGTGCGGTTACAGTTGACTTGCCTGATCCAACAATAAGCAAGGGCAAAAAATACTATTTCAAAAAAATCACAACTTCGCACCAGGTTACAATCACGGGCGGAGGCTACGATATTGACGGCTCGGCTTCTAAAGTTATGACCAACCAATTTGAAGCATGTCAGATAATAAGCAACGGCGTGCAGTGGTGGATCATTTAATTTGTTAACGAGTAGGCGGTGGGTGTTTTGTAATTTTGGGCTATGCCAGACCAGAAGATTTCGGAACTCGCCGCCATTACGACCATTGACAACGCGGCCGATGTTCTGCCAATAGTTGATACAAGCGCAACCACCACAAAGAAAGTAACGCCCACGCAGTTAAAGACTAGTTTGGCGTTAAACAATGTAGACAACACAAGCGATGCAAATAAGCCAGTGAGCTCAGCCACACAGACGGCATTGGATGCGAAACAAGCAACCCTTGTAAGCGGTACCAATATCAAGACCGTAAACAACACAAGTCTGTTGGGAAGCGGTAACATTTCAATTTCATCGGCAGTTGCTTGGGGTGGTGTTACTGGGACTTTGTCAAACCAAACCGATTTGCAAACTGCATTGGATGGCAAGGTTGATGAGAATTCTGCCATTACGGGTGCAACCAAAACAAAAATCACCTACGATGCCAAAGGTTTGGTAACTGCTGGAGCAGATGCAACCACAGCAGACATTGCAGATTCAAGCAATAAACGCTATGTAACGGATGCCAATTTAACTGTCATCCAAAACACAAGCGGAACAAATACGGGCGACAATGCGGTAAATAGTTTGTATTCGGGTTTGGCTACAAGCAAACAGGATACTTTGGTATCTGGTACAAACATTAAAACCATCAACAGCACTTCCCTTTTGGGTAGTGGTAATATCAGCGTAGCACCAGCGACAGGAATTGATGCAACTGCAATTGCTGACGGCACAGTTACAAGCACGGAATTTCAATACATTAATTCGCTTACAAGCAATGCACAAACGCAGATTGATGCAAAGACAAACAAACTGATCACCACTAACAGACAAACCGCTTCTTATACTTTGGTTTTGAGTGATGCGGACAAATTGGTTGAAATGAATGTTGGAAGTGCAAACAACTTGACCGTTCCTTTGAATAGTTCGGTTGCATTCAGCACAGGCACACAGATTCTTTTAGCACAATATGGGGCAGGTCAAACAACCATCGTTGCCACAAGTGGGGTGACAATCCGAAGCAACGGGGCAAAGTTGAAATTGAACGCTCAATATAGCGGTGCAACCTTGGTGAAGATTGCTGAAAATGAGTGGTATTTATTTGGAGATATAGCATAATGATTTTAGCAAGTCACGGAATTATAGCCTCACAGATTGCATCGTTTGATGCGGATGCAATTGCTTTCTTTAATCGTGTAACTACGGCAGGGGGTTCATTAAGCACAACCGAAAAACAAGCGGTGAACCAATTGGTATTGGACTTAAAAGCCAATTCACTTTGGACACCAATGAAAGCCATTTATCCAATGGTTGGGGCAAGTGCAGCAGCGTGTGCGCAGAACTTAAAATCGTCAAGTTTTACGGGTACCTTTTCGAGTGGTTGGACTTTTGCGAGTACTGGAGTAACGCCAAATGGAACGAGTGCGTATATGGATACTGGATTAAACTTGTCGAGTAATTTGTCCATGACTTCTGGGCATTTTAGTTTTTATTCAAGAACAAACGCAATTTTAAATGGGTGGATAATGGGTGCGGAAACTGGTTCTGGCGACAGAACGCAGTGGGTAGTTAGAACTGATGGAAGTGGTGCTTATTATGGTCGTTATGGAAGTAATACTATTGCAACAACAAATGGCACAACATCCTTAGGGTTGTCTATTTTAAACAGACCAAATTTAACAAATTTAAAATTACATCAAAATAGTTCGATAGCAAATAATGCAACTTATACCGCTGGCTTCTTACCTAACCTTAATTTGTACATAGGAGGAAATAATAACGCAGGAACATTTAACGCTCCAAATAACGCTCAATGTGCCTTATCATCTATCGGTGACGGCTTAACCGACACCCAAGCAAGTAACTTTTATACCGCAGTACAAGCGTTTCAAACAACTTTAAGCCGAAATGTATGATAGGTTACACACTTACAAATGACGAAAAGGATTTGATACAAGGGCAATACTACGCACCTTATCAGTTCTTTAATTGCGTTCAAGATATTAACGGCGTTTGGTTTTTGTTTCTTTCCGATAAGGACAAACCCGAAGTTGCCATAACTGAATACGCTTGGGTTTTAGATTTACCCGAAGCCGAATACATCCCACCACCACCACCAACTTTCCCACCTACTGAATAATGAAGCATAGCGAATGGGCAACACCCACAACCGAAGAAATCAAAGAGTTGGAATATACACAACTTGAAGAAAATAACGGCAACGGAAAGGGCAACGGAAACGGCAATAGCAATTCTGTACCCATCAATGGCGGTATGTGGGTTGTTCTATTCGCAGTAATTATCTTTGGATTATGGAAGCAATACCGTATCTCACGACATTCTACATCGGAATTTTAATAGGCTATCAAATACACCGTAAAAAATGCAAAAGCAAATAAAACCCAATGCCCTTCCAGTCTCGTTTGACCAATTCCGTAAAAACCCTGTGGCTGCCGTGGCTTTTTGCATGCTGTTGGCTGTTAGCTATTTGTATATGGACTTGCGTGCGAACAATCAGGCGCAAATCGATGAATGTCGCAAAGAGATGGCGGTGATGCGTGCAGAGCAAAAACAAGCTTACAAGATGCTTAAGACCGCTGATTCCGCTTTGTCTGCGGCGATCACTGAATTGCGTATAATTAACTCAATGAAAAAACTATAACGACATGAGACTGCTATACATTTTTTCTTTTCTTTTCCTTTGCGGTTTTTTGTTTACGACTTCGTGGGCAGTTAAACCCGAGCCAGTAAACGAAATGGATGCAATGTTAAAAAAAATTCAGCAACATACCCAAGCAGTGGGCCAAGCGACTCATGCAGCTCACGCAGTTAGCGAGGCATTGGTCGAGGAAAAGGTAGCGGAAAAGGCCCAACTAAAGGAGGCCGTTGTGAAGGCGCAGGCCAAGGCCCAGGTGTTTGAATTGAAGGCGGAAAAATATGCAAACACAATGATGATCATGGGCGTCGATACTGCACTAGCTGAAATGGACACGCTAAGCCTCAACAATATGCTAAAACTTAACGGCTTGTAAAATGGCAAAGGCGAGCGCAACCGTAGGTAAATGGCAACCAAAGCCCAAGCGTAAAAACAAGGGCGTACATTCTAAGAATAACAAACCACTCAAAAAATACAGAGGACAAGGGCGATGAAAAAAATACTCGAAATATTCAAAGGCGATAACGGCCAACTTTCAAGCAAGCGTTTTGTAGGGATCATTGGCGCATTTGTTCTATTTGGAACGATGGCGCATAACTCAATGAGCCCGCAGGAGATTGCACCCAGTGCGGAATTGGTGGCCGCCGTTGAGTGGGTTACAATTTTAACCCTCGGCTTTACTTCTGTCGATAAGTTTAGCGGCAAAAAGGGTGAGCAAGAGTAACCTCACCATACTGCTGTTGGTCCTGCTAGTTTTTGGCGGGATGGCTTACGTGGAATTTGCCGTGCCAAAACGCGAGCGGGTAGTGCACGGCCCAGCAATTAGAATTGTTGAAAAAGACCTCGATACCCTTTACCAAATACGACTGAAATACAAAGCCCTGCACGATATAGACACGCAACTAATAACAAAATATGACACGCTATACCTTTCTATTAATGGTGATACTTCTTGCGGCACCACATTGCGCCTTATCGCAATGCACAGACAGCTCGACAGTCTCGGCAAATAATTACTATCTGCTGAAGGGCGCTGAAGCCCGCGAGAATCTGGCGCTTTGTATTGAATATCGCAAAATTGATGCGGAGGTGATTGCGCAACAGGATAAGATCCAGGCGAAGTTATTGGATGAGCTGCAGAAGCGTGATCAGAAATACCACCGACTCCGCCGCACAACTTATGGAATTGCAGCCCTCTTTTTACTAACTTTGATCTTATGAATATAGCAGTATTAAAGGCCACAATGGCCGCCAAAAAATATGCCTTCTTTGAAGATGGCGAGTATAACCTAAACATCGTGGGAATCCGTAACAGTTCCACAGGCAACAAAGTTACCAATGCCTTTGACGATAAAATTGTGGTTGCTTACAAAATACAAAATACCTGGGTAGTAAAAGAATGGGCTGCCACAACTGATAACGGCGGCGGGACTGCTCGATTAGTTGCAAATCAATATCGCGGATCTCACGCCATTGGATTGCACCAGGGAAAGTATGAAGCGCTCAAACAATGCGGCCCTGTAACTGTGTACCGGGATTACACCAAAGACGGAATTTATCAAACCGATAAAACCGAAACGGGCGTTTTTGGTATTAATATACACAAGGCTGGAGTTGACAGTGCCCGCGTGGATGACTGGAGCCACGGCTGCCAAGTGTTCAAACGCGTTGCAGATTTCAACGAGTTTATGGCATTAGCAAAAAAAGCGGCCACCATTCACGGCAACCGCTTCACATATACTTTGCTTGAATCTAAGGACCTTATTCAGCCGTTGGGTTAATTAGTTTAGCGTTAATCGCTGCAACCCCTGCGGGCTCTTCGTGTTGTATGTCTACAACTTCCTCAACGCTGTGCATTCCCATCGTAATCTCGGGGGCGTACAGACGGCCAAAGAAAGCGGCGGCCCTGTAGCGCATCATTAGCTCGGGCATTGTTTTCCATTTGCTGCCCGCCTTGCTCACCCACCCTTCAGCGTTTGCCATTGCCATCGTAACAGCGGGGCCTTCAACTGTCTCGCCTGTTGCCTTTTCTGTTGCAACTGCCTTAATGCCTTTGTCAAGATCACCAACAAAGCGCAGGGCGGTAAACTTTCCGCAGCCGTTTATTGCGGCGATCACAAAAGTACTGGACCAACTTGGGCGGCCGTGAATGATGTGGAGGTTTTGCATAACCATTAAGGGGCTAGCGCCGATGCGGTTTGCAATTTCCAAAGCGACCAAAGTATTGGCTACGTTGCCTTTATATTGCTGCGGTACTAGGTCGGATGCGCTCAGGGCTTTTGCTTGGCGTTGTGCCAACTCGAAGCTGCTGAGTGGCGCGGGGTTTGTTTCTGTTATTTCTGTGCTCATAGTTTATATTTACCTATTTCTTTTATTACTTCAATTGCAAAAACTTCAGCACCCGGCAACTCTTCAATAAGATAATTATGCAACCCCGCGGCCTTATGCACCGCTACTGCTTTGGGCTTTGTATTATCGCTGTAATGACCTCGCTCAATTGCTATTTTTGCCGTTTCTATTAGCATTTTTGCGTAGGATTTTGGCGTGTATTTTTCGCCATTAAATTCGAATGTTTGCTTTGTGCTCATAAAATTACCTTTGTTACTATTTCGCTATATCCGTGCCAGATGTTCGACTTCTTGCAAAAGCCGTAGGTCATCAGATTCTTTTTGTATTTCTGGCGCGCTTCCTTTAGATCCTCATTGCCGATAAAATACCAGCCAACTAAATAGGGCGGGTGCTTTTCAACAGCAACAAAAAAGAAACCGTTGCAGGGCTTTCCTGTGGCCTCTTCAAGACCATCGGAGTAAAATGCGGCCTGCACATCGTATCGGTACTTTTTAACGCTCTGAGCAAAGCCTCTGGGGCTCGCGTCCTCTGTTGTTTTAAGGTCAATTATAACATTGTCAGCAGTGAGCCAGTCAGGGCGAGCCTTGCAATCAATGTCTGTCTCTTCATCATTCCAGTAAATGGGTTGCTCAGCAATGCCGTCTTTGAGTAAGTACTGAGCCGTCCGATGACCGCGGACGCTTTCCATTATCCTCTCAACCATTGTAGCGCTTTCGGCATCCAGTGGGATAAGGCCCTGCGAGTGTTCCAAAAAATTGGCCCAAGTTTCTTTGCCTTCTTTGGTGCGTCTGTCGCAATGAGGGGCAACAGCATAGCGTTTGCCGAACTCAGCGGGCTCAAACACTGCACAATGAGCAGCGGAGCCAATGATAAGGGCCGGGGTTTCTTTTTGCGGTGAGGCGTTGGGGTTTAAATAGCGCTCATAGTACAATGCTGGAGCGCGATTAATTAGGTCTAGGCCGCTCTTTGAGACGCGGCTTGTGTCTGTGTGGTACTGCATAACATTTGCAAATTTATCGCTTTTTTTGTAAATTTGTAGCATATGGAAAAAAATATCGTTACTGATTTAAAAATTAAGGCAATCCAAAAGGGCGTAACCCTCACAAAACTTTGCGCACTTGCAGGCGTGAATCGGTGCGTCTTAACTCACTGGTCAAGAAAAGAACCGAAGAGCCTAGAAACGTTAAGGAAATTAGAACAAACCTTACAAAATCTTTGAGTATACAAATAGTCAGGTGGCGGAATTGGTAGACGCTACATAGATAGTCAACTACAACTGTAATAAACCCGCTGGCCACGGTTAATAAGAACAGCTCTGTCGTAGAGGTTGACATACAGGTTCGAATCCTGTCCTGACTACAAATTTTAATCCCTATATTTGCGCCGTTAGTGTGGTGCTAACTGCCTCGGGTTTCGGCTCGGGGCATTTTTTTTTGTAAATTTATTTGGTTTTGTGGATAATGCCTTTATATTTGCAACCACATAGCACCACATTTATGAGTTTAGATATTATTTACCCAATCATTTTAGCGCCTGCTACCATTGCGG